TAACCTTAGTGGTCAAGCAGGATGGTTAGACTATCACATGTTAAAGATTTACATGGACAAAACGGTCCTTATTGCAAATCCGGTTTCAAATATCATAGGTGGTGGTGCTGTAGTTAGTGGGAATAAAATCGTCCACGTATTAAAGGGTAACATCATGTTTCCAAGAGTTGTAGGTTTTGCTCCAGGTGATGACGATATTCAGGACCCAAGAGATTTATTACAGATGTATATTTTCAATCTTAACGGCAGTGCTATTACAGGCGCTGACATAATCTATAGTTTAAGAACCAAAGTTACATTCATAGATGTTTAAGGTCTAAATACGCGGCCTCGGCTGCAAAAATTGTAAATATTGTAAATATTTAATACATGGCTCCGCCGCATTAGGCCGGAGAATAAAAAAAGAAAAAAAACTCGGGGTTTCCAAGGGGCTTGCCCCTTGTTGCGGAGCACTTAGTCTTAGTCCAAAAGCGCCGGGGAGGTATGCGGTCGTGGGGGACGGGGGACCCACCCCGCCATGGTCAAGCTGATGTCAGCTTGTCTGCCGAAGGCCAAATAAATAAATTTAATAAAGGGTTATATTAATAGTTTTGTATAGTGCCAAATTTCAAATAAAATCGAGTACCGTTCCAGATCTTAATATTAATAATCAGAACGGTACATTGGAACATAATAATGCCGAAGAAAAGCAGCAACAAAGAGAAGAAAGATGAGTTCGAAGTTAACCAAAAGAGCTTCTTACTTACTTATCCCAAGTGCGATATGGATAAAGAGGTACTCCTTGAACAGCTTACGGAGATACAGGAACCGAGTCTTTACTATATTGCGAGGGAAAAGCATGAAGATGGAAGCCTTCATTTACACGCCACCGTGCGATTTACCAAAAGAGTGCATTCGAAGGACCCTCGTGTCTTCGACGTCGGAGGTTACCATCCGAATATTAAGAAGCTGCTCACTAACAGGGCATTTGACAACGCTATTCAATATGTCAAGAAGGATGGTGATTTCATCACGAATGTCACTGAGAAACTTGGAAAGCGGCAGCGCTTATTCCTTGAAGTACTTGACAAAGGAATTACACCGAGTCTTATTCGGGAGCACCCGGAAATCATGCAGTTTAATCTCGGTAACCTTAAAGCCTGGTTCAATATGCTTCACCAGAACGCTATGGTACTGAAAGACTTACCAAAAAAGAGACACATTTGGGTACATGGTCCTCGGGATACCGGTAAGACAACTTTCGCCAGAATATTTCAAAATATGTTTTTGGCGCCTGCGTTATTGCCTTATAATGACGATTTCGGCTTTGTACCTTATAATTGTGATTTCTTATTTGGAGATGAGTTCAAAGGACAACTCGGAGTGCAACAGCTCAACAGGATCTGCGATGGAGGGTGCCATGTTAACACTAAGGGAGGATCTCTTATCCTTGGGCAACCAACCGTCTTTATCTGTAGTAATTTCAGTATTGACGAATGTTATTCACAATGTGAACCTCATCTTCGAGATACTGTTCACGCCAGATTTCAACAGTTCATAGCACCTATATTTCCTTCGTTTCCTAAATGTGAATTGTAAATATATAAAAAATAATTATGCCTCGTAGTCGTAGATATCGATCGAGAAGAAGATTTCGTCGCAGTAGGGTAAGATTTGGTAGATGGCGTAGAAATTTAAATAGGTTTAGTGTTAGGCGAGCAATGGCTAGAAAATTCCATAAGCCAGAGCTCAAGTTTACCACCGGCTTCTTTGAAGGTCAAATAGACGCAGATGGAAGACAATTTTTACCCATGACTCCTGTCAGTATGGCTCAAGGAACAGGTGTATCAGAAAGGGTCGGTAATCAGATTAAATGGATGAACGTTAGATGGCATTTAGTGTTGGCTATAGACCCAAGCACAACGGCAACCCAAACTTTTCAACAGGCTAGAGTCATGATCATCAATCCAAGAATGGATGCAGATGATATAGCTACTTATATGGCTAACCTTAGTGGTCAAGCAGGATGGTTAGACTATCACATGTTAAAGATTTACATGGACAAAACGGTCCTTATTGCAAATCCGGTTTCAAATATCATAGGTGGTGGTGCTGTAGTTAGTGGG